TCTCTATACCGTAGTATAATGGAAAAGATGGCTTCCCTCAACAGCAAGACATCCTTTCTGTCAAAGTCTTCGGTCTCAAAACCATATGCTCTGAGCAACATCATTGTCTTATTGAACACATCAGTTGCTTCTGGACCAGCTTCATGATAGCCTTCAACAAAGCTTTCGAGATGCCTTGTCCTTTTCATCTTTGGTTCCATCTTCTTCTGACGGAACTCAGCTAGGCTAACGACATTGTCGTTATTCGAGGATTCCATCTTCCTCTTCCTTTGCTAAGACATTGTCTGTAAAGTAAGGAGTGTTGAATGTTGGAACCATATCAAGCTCCGTAAACCCATCATCCTTCATCTCCTTGACCAGCTTTAGGGCATCTGTCTTATTGAGGTCAAAGAACTCAATGATACCACCATCAGCGTTCCGAACAAATACAGAAAAGGTATTAGAAGCCATGTGCAAATCCTATAAAGAAACCAATAAACCAAGGAGCGAGAGCAATGATGATAAGAGCAATTAGGAAGCGCTTCATTACCAAACCCTCAAGAGGACAGTGAACTCATTCAGTCGGCCATTCATCGGCTTGGCAACAGCCTTGATAGCATCGAACTGCTTGTTGAGCTGAGGCTTCGAGGCATTCATTACAACCTTGAGGAACTCCTCAGGCTTCCGAAGCTTCTTAGACACACACTGTTCAATGTCGATGTTGAGGAGGCTCGAACGCTTAAACTGGATGTTGCTACCAACATAGCGGCCAAGCTGACGAGTCTTAGTGTTGAAGATCCAAAGTTGCTCAGAGCCAAGAACCTTCTGGGGGTGGATTGAACCAACCTTAAACTCGGTAGACTCCTTCAGGTACTTGACCTTCGACAACATCTTCTCGACGTTTGGCTTACGGACCTTGCGTACACGAGCAGCCTTCTTAGTCTGCTCAAGCTGAGCAAGATCAGATTCCAACTTCTCGTAGAATGCAACAAGGACCTTGATAGCCTTCTTGCCATAGGCCTCATAACATTCGACAACAGCAGGGTCGCCATCCTTGAGGAGAGCCATCTCGTTAAAGTTGAACTCAAACGCTTCTCGAATCATGCGAGCATGGCCAGCCTTACAGCCTTGACCATTCAAATAGTCATATATGTTATCATCGTATGACTTGCCAGCAATGAAGTTATCGATCTGCTGGTCAATCCAAGCGACATACGGAGTACAAGACTCCTTCAGACGGTCGCGAATTGAAATGACATTAGTCGGTACAACATCTTCCTCTTCCACATAGGTAGAGGATTCAATTGCCTTCATCGCGAACGCAATGACCCGAGCCTGCTCGCCAGTTGCTACACCACGAGATTCCATTCGGGCGATGGCAGCGATAGCACGAGGCACATCACCACTCGTAGCCTTGGCAATGTCGCTCTTAGAGAACGACTTCTGCTGGGCGAGGAACTGCCGCAACCAAATCTTATAGTTGCCATCATCGCTGTTATAGTTGTACCAGTTAAGAGCCTCGATGAGGTTCAACTTGGTAGGTTCAGTAAACGTCGGTTCTTGGCCGAGTGCTCGAGCAAGAGAATCGTTACGCTGCTTTGCCATAAATCTTACTTTTTACCTGTGCTATGTGCTTACATTGATTACGGAATTCGAAACCTGTACAAGTGCAGGACCATTTGCCGCCCTTGGACATTACATTATACACGTTACCCTTACTGCCGGCAACAGTGCATTCAATAGTTAGTAATTTGCTAAATTCAGTCTTGTTAAGAGCCTTACCTTCTAAGATCTCAAGGTCAAGGACCCTATGAGTATAGATGAGCGATATAGGATGATAAGAGCGACCGGTCTCAACAGCAAATGTGTTACCAACCTCATTCTTCCAATATACAGGAATCGGTACGACCCTACCCATATGAGTGTTATCATCCCATTCTCGTCCAGCAACATTACTCGGATACCGAGTCGTTACCTTAACGAGAGAACCTATAGAAGGGATCTGCATTAGCGGACCTTATACTCGCCGTTCCTGTAATCTCGAATGATGCGACGAACTTGGGCGAGCGGAATGCCAAGTTCTTCGGCAATGACCTCCTTATCGAGGTGGTCTACAAAGAACATTTCAAGAACCTGCATTTCAAGTACATCAAGAACCATAACAGTTTTCATCATTAGCCTACAAACTTATCAATAACGCTAACGAGCTCAGGCGCGTAGACATCCTTGACGATATTGTCAACGATGACCTCATGGCCCTCGACTCGCATCTTGCGAAGACGGAAGAACTGAACCTCATAGAGGTCAGGGACAGCGTTGTACTTAACATACACATAGCCCTTCCAGGGTGTCATGCCAGAAGTCTTGAACTTCAGGCCATCTTCCATGGCGACCAAGTCCTTCGCACCCCAGGCACCGAGCGCCCAACTGTCGATAGTCTTGATCTGAGAGAGAATAGTCTTAGCGATATTCATTAGGCAAGCACCTGGATGCGCGGCTCATCAATCCACTCATCGTCGAACATGTGCTGACCAGGAAGCGGAGCAACGAAAGTGTCAGACCAGAACCTCTCTTCAACCTTACCCTGCCACACTCGCTTGACAGTCTTAGCACGGAACGTGCTATCCATCTCACTGATGCCGACGATGAGGCCGACATAGTAGCAGTCATTGACACCGACGAAGTCAAGGCTCTTGACGACGTCACCGATTCGTACTTGTTGTTTGTTTTCCATGCCGTCCATTATACACTGTTGGTCAATAGATGCAACAGTAACAGCTCCTTTAGAATCAAGGAGTTACACGTGTTTTAAAAATACCTGTAGAATCAGTAAGTTACGATCCCTGTAGAATCAAGGAGTTAGTAGTCCATAGGGAAACTGGCATGGTTTCGATGGTTTCTAGGCCTGGTGTGAAGCATGGAACCTCATAAGACATAAGATGGTGGAATGCTTCATGCTTGATTTCATATGGTGGATTCTGACGACCTGACTGAGCAAGGATGACGGTTGAGGTCTGACCTAGGTCGGCTAGGTAGTTTAAGATGTCGTCACTTGTCTGCTGACCATAGATAAGATCCGATGCAAAGATAACAGACTGCTCCGCAATCTTGGCTTTGAACAAATCTTTAATGTATGCTGTTACAATTTCATTATTACGATTACTATTAACAGCAATAGTAAAATCACTATACACACAACAATCTATACCAATTGAAATCTTGGCTCCTGCTCTCTTAGCAGCAATGGCGGCAGTCCCCTGACCTGTTCCAATATCGTAAACAACCTTATCCTTAACAATACTTGGATTGTCAAGAATCCATCTACCAAGGGCAACACCACACTCCCAAAGGTAGGGCCATTGCCATGAGTGATGTGCATCCTGGAGTTGTTTCTTAACAACATCGTCCTTTTGTTTAAGGCAAAAGAATTCTAGCTCTGGAAGAAGTGGATGCTTCCTCCAAGCAAAGTTATCTAGTAGGTCTTCAACGTTTGGGGTTATAGAAGTGAATTTAGCAGGAATGTCCATTCATCTTTCCTCAAGTTCCAATCATAATTTCTATCGAAGTATTCTTTCTGCGCCTTTAGATAGTTGTCAACAGAATTCTTCTTAACTACATCAATTGCATGATATAAGATTTTAAAGAACATGTTGGCATGGCTATTGACATCTTCCGTATAGTTATACATCAAGGCATAATTAGCACAGGTCTCAGGTAATGCAGCAAGAGAAGATGTTACAGTTAAGCATTGAGCAGACATTGCCTCTAGAGCACATAGGCAGCTTGTCTCTTGCCATATAGATGGGTAGGCAAAGATGTGCGCTTTACCAATAGCTGTTCTGAGTTCATCCTGGGTAACAGAACCATGGTATGTCATGCTTGGATGTTCTTCAATCTCTTTAAAGAGCTCCTTGTATGGAGCATCCCTTTCAGCCCAACCATATAGCTTAAAGCTCGAGAATACATCGAGATGAATATCAGGATGATACTTCAACATCTCCTTGAATACTGGTACTAGAATCTCTAGGCCGCGGTGAGGTGTTGGGTGGTAGATTAGTCTAATCTTATTGTGTCTGATATCAGATTCATCTAGAGGCGACTTATCAATCATATCCATTGGAATAGGATTGATTGCATTCTTAATTACTTCACCTTCTGAGTATGGG